GTTGTTGACGTTTGTGGTGGTTCCGTTGTGGTTGATGGGACGGATGTTTGAGGAAGACTCGAAGTCGTAGAAGTTGTTTCTTGAACTGTCGTAGTAGTCGGGTTGGTGACAGGGACAGTCGTTGACGGGACAGTAGTAGTAGAGGTCGTCGTCGTTGTTGTGGATGAGGTTGTAGATACCCATTCACCCAAGCCTAATGTCAGCCCTGTAATCGTGAGGTTGCCTGGTTGGCAGCATGAGTCAGTCGAGTACTGCTGGAATGCGAAGATGTCACCAGCCTCAACCTGTATCAAACCTGATCCGGTGGCATTGTTCTCATTCGTCAGCTTTGTGATAACCCCGTTAAGAATGATTTGTGGCGGGTCATACCACGAACCATCGTTCGTCTGATACGCCCATTGAAACCCCAACTCATCCGTGTCCTCAGGAATCGTGGCCTGCATCCGAACATAATGAGACTTCCCAGCACACGTCCCACCATCAGCACCCGTGAGCATAAACCCACCCTCAACCGGCTCAACCGACCCACCCTCATCAGCAAGACAAGACTTAGAGAACTCCCACACACCAAACGAGTCAGCCTTCGCTGACGATGCTGTGACTAGGAAACCGAGTAGCGCAGGAACGAAAACTAGATAGCGGGAGACTCGACCCAAACCTGATTTGCTTCGTCCCACGAATAATGTTTCCCATCCGCAGGGTAATCAATCGGTGCTTGCCAATCATAGTTCTCATCAAGCAACCAAGATGGGAACGGTTGAGGTTTTATAAACACGTCAGCAGTTTCGTTGTAGATGCCACCAATGTATGCCGGTTTTTCATCGGTGTATTCAATCCATGTTCCTGATTGAAGTGCAATCCATTCGCTATCAGCAACAACGATATTTAACACAATGTTCGCTTCGTCTAGTTGCGCATAGGTCGCCATCAGCTCATCACCACAGTTCCAGAACCAGCCCATTTGTAAATTGTGTAAGCACCACTTGTTGATGTTGTTGGTGAACCTGTCGTGCTAGATATTTTTGAAACATCAGCTGTCAAAATCTTTAGGTAAGCAACACCCAGACCGCCCGCACCACCTGCATATGGGTTTGAACCACCACCGCCTACTCCAGCATCGCCAGTATTAGCTGCACCTGATGCACCACTACCAGAACCATTCGTGTTTCCACCTCGACCAAAAGTCAAAGATGTACCAGTAAACGATGTGGTATAACCGCCAGTCCAACTGTTGTTGTTGGTGGTTGTTCCAGTTGTGCCATTAGATGTTGAGCCTGTTCCACCCGTTCCAGGCGTTCCATTTGGATACCCTTGCGTTGAACCAACACCACCATTGGCGGTAACAACTGTTGCTGCGGATGGGTTGGTGATGCTTGAAGTCCCACCCGTTCCACCGGACGCTCCACCTGCTGCACCGATTGCTCCAACAGTAATTGTGTATGTTCCTGTTATTGATGTGACCGCAGCAGCCGTAATAGAAATTCCACCACCACCACCACCAGGGGAGTTTGAACTATTCACCCCGTTATTGAATCCAGCCGCTCCACCCCCACCAGCCCCAACGGCCATGAACTCCAATGCGACGCTAGTATCTGCACCCACTCCTGCCAAGATTTGCATGGTGTTATGCGCTTACGTTGCCGACCATAATCCAAGCGTCGGTATCCCACTTGAGTACGGTACAAACAGCGTATTGAGTTGTGAGTTTAAGTTTCGAACCAGCTGACCGAATGACAGCTGTACCACCAGCGACAAAGGTTGCGGTACCGGTACCAAGCAACATGAAGTTGAGTTGGTCACCGATAGCGAAGGCTGTGGTTGCGTTCGCTGGGATAGTAATCGTTTGCGCTGCAGCGTTATTCAATGTGGTGAGCTGTCCGACTTGAGCGGTGCCAGGGGTGTAGGCCGTGCCGGTTTGGGCGTTAACAGTTATCAGGCTGTTTGATAACGCTGACATTGATGCTGCGGTGAGGGTGTCACCAGGGGTGAATGTTGGACGTACTGCCATAATGCTCCTATGTTAGCCGATTGAAGTTTACGCCAAACCTTTAGTGTCATCGTTCAACTCATCGGTGCCAACAATGAAGTAGGTGTAGATGCGTGAAGGGTTTGGGTAGAGGGTGACGATGTGACGGTCTGGGGTGATGTCATGGGAGATGCCTTCGAGTGCCATGATTTGTGTGACCGTTGAAGGTGTGCTGTTTGGGAACGATTTGGTGACCGATAGTTGTGAACCGATATCAAGTGAGTTGATGGTGGTTCGTTGGGCATCGGTGAGGCCGTTCATGATGACTTGAATGTTGCCGAACCAGAACGCTGGTGCCGAACGAATCAGGTACTCAGCAAGCAACGCAGCATCTTCAAGGGTTTCAAGAAGAGTGATAACTACTGGTGTTTCCTGTGTGCCATATTCTGCTACGGATTCCGAAACTATCCCCTGTGCATATTCAATGGTGGTCGCAAGGTCACCGGTGGTTGGGGCTGGTGGGGCAATAGCGACGTTCACCACGTTCACAACTGAAGGGTTTAGAGGGGTGAACTCGTTAGGCCGTGAAGCGGTAGGGGCAACAAAAGAATCTTCAAGTGTTCCTGCTGCACCGATAGTTTGGTTAGATACTGCAAAAGGCATCAGTTGCTCACAATGTCAAAAGTTGTGTAAGGGATAGCGGTGCCACCAGTATCGGACAGGTAGCCATCAACGGCTTCTAGTTCGCCTGTGAGACGACGGTCAAAGTGGAAGTTTCCTGAACCGTCAACCCAAACTCTTCCCTGCTCAGAGTTGTTGATTCGCATAATGTACTCCAACACGGAAGCGGTTTCGTCTACAGGTGCGTTGCCAAGATTAGCCACACCAGTTTGAAGGATGCGTTGACCTGATTTAGAGAACGCACCAGCGTTCGTTAGGACGGTATCAACACGGATATCAGACCGTTCTGGTGTAGCTGTGAAATAGGTGGTCTTAGCATTGTTCAACGTGAACAGCTCATCAGAACAGTTCACCGTCACCAACGACCTGCTTGGGTTCTCAATCCGCTGGTCATATTGGGTGATGATGCCAGTAAACAGATATGTCCCGTTACGGCTGATCCTGACACCAGAGTTCAACTCAAACCCCAACCGACCCTTAGCCGTATTCCAATAAGGCGAACCCTCATTCACCAAGCTGAACGAATAATCGGAATCCTCAATTTGCAACACCGCAGTCGAAGACTGACCGGTAGGGTCACGGAACCTGTTCTGCCTTCCACGATTGATAGATACCTGCTTCACATAAGCAGTCACATCTTTCCAGTCGGTAGTACCCTCAAGAAAATAATCCGTTGAATCCAACACACCCGCTGTAGCCGAATCCAACAGGAACGCATTCGTAGACGCACCATAATCCATCTCCACCGTATAGGTGCCACAGTTAGGAATCGCAACAGACATCGTGCTACTTCGTTGTCACAGGAATCTTGCCGATACTCCGATTGTATTGTTGCAACGCCTCAACTACCTTCTGAGGCAAACCCTGCTCCGCAATCGCAGCATTGATATTGATCTGATAAGTATCATTCGGACGCAACGAGAACCCACCCCCAGCCGTAACCGGCACCTGACTCGTAACCCCAGCCATCGGATTAGGCATCCCACCCAACACCTTCGGATACTTAGCAATCAAATCAGCCGTAGCCTGCAACGAAGCATTGAACTCATCCTGAGCTTCCTTCGTGTTCTTAACCGCCTCCTCCCAAGCCTCAAACGCTGACACCTGGTCATTGAACGCATCAGTCACATCAGCCAACGCCTCATCGTAAAGAATTGAACCAACCGTTGCACCATAAACAGTTTCGTTCAACAACTTCTGCTGGTCATTCAACTCCTTGACAGACTCAATCTGAGAATCCGTAGCATCAGAGACAGCCAACTTCGCCTCAGCCAACCCCAACTCTGCTCGACGAATATCCATCGGAGAAGACTCAGGGTCTTTACGAACATCAGCAAGATTCTTCTCAGCATCAGCTACCGAATAGATAGCCTCCTCAACCGCAAACGTAGCCCGCTCCTGCGCACGTTGAGCCTTGTCCAATTCCTTCTGCGCTGCAATAGCCTCCGGTGAACCAGCACCAAACCCACGCTCAATCTGAGCCAACTTAGCCTTAGCATCAGCCAACCTAGTATTCGCATCAGTCAACGAAGCCAACGACTTATCTTGAGATTTCCCAGCCTTCGTCAACCTGTCCTGCAAACGCTCAGACACACCAAGACTCTTGTTGTATTCATCCAACTTTTCGGTGGCCTTTTTCAAAGTCTTAGTGACCTTACCCAAACCCTTAGAGTCATCACCCCCCAAATCCTCAGCTGAACCTTTGAAGCCACTTTGCTGATTGATGGTGTCACGGATACTTTGTTTGTAGTTATTGATACCAACAGCAACAGCATCAAACTGTTTTGATACAGCACCGACATCAATGAAGTCTTTTGTGGATTTGTAGAAATCTTTTGCTGCACCAACAAAGTCACGGGTTGTTAGTTTGAATGTTGCGCTTGTTACATAATAAGCCTTAGCCAAAATGTTTACGGCTTGAGCAGCACCAACAGTTATGGCTTTGAATACACCGATAACAGCAGGCCCGGCTTTACCTGATTCAAAAACAAGTTGCTGAAAACCAGCTACAAGACCTTTTTCCCCGATGACTGTCGTGATGCGCTGAATGGCTGGAGCAACATTCTTAACCAAGAAATCAGAGAACTTTTGCAGGTATGGCAAAAGGGCTGCACCAATGGTTTCTAAAATCTCCCCGAACTGACCAGACAAAATCTTTAACTGTCCGCTAAAGGTTCCTGCAGCGGTTTCAGCAGCACCGCCGAACTGGTCATTCAACAGGCCAATAACTTTTTCAAAGTCTTTAGATTTCTTGATGTTCTCGTCAAGTGGGATACCAAGTTTGGATAATGCTGTGAACTGCCCCTGGCTACTCCGAGCCAATGCCAGGCTTACAGTATTCAAATCTTTACCTGTGGAACTGGCAATATCTTGCGCCAAATTGAGCAACGACTGAGATTGTGCCAAGTCACCTGTCGCTCGAATCAAAGTCCCCAACGACGCACGAAGATTTGTGTCCGACTCTCCGGTGCGAAGTTGTGTAACAGATATGTACCGTTCCGCAGAACGAGTTAACGCCTCATTAGCACCAAAGGTTTTCTCCAGCTGACGTTGCAACTCTGCCTGGGACTTCTGGTCTTCCATCGCAGCCTTAACCGCTTTGGTGGCTCCAACCGCAATAGCACCAAACGCTGCGGTAGCCCCAACCGCCAAAGCACCAAACAAAGGTGAGGTCTTAGAAACCTGATTCCCGAACCCCTTGATGTCACCGGATAGAAGTTTCAGTCCTGCTTTGGCTGCAGCGGTATCAGAAATAAATTTAACAACGAACGTCCGCTCACCAGCCATGCGACGATTCTACTCAATAACAGACAACCCATTCCGCAAAGCAACAAACTCATCCAGCATCGCAGAATACAAAGCCTTCCCCGACAGGCCATCCCAACGAGAAATATCTACAGGCGCATTCCACCAAGCCTCAGACAACACCTCTGCACCAGCACGACGCTGACGAGGTTGACGCACCTGCTTCGAGCGAGGAGACACAGGATTGATAACAGGTTCAACATCCAACCTGAACGACGAATCCAATAACACACCATGACCCTCATGGAACTCAAACGGCTGATCCGGTGCGTGTTGAGGAAGATAGAAAATACGAGCAGGGTCTTTAGTCTGAGGGTCACCAACCAAACCGATACGGTCATGCAACTCAGACCACACCACCCGCCACAACGAAGCAGGCACCTTCTCCGCTAACGGCAAAACAAGGTGATAGTGAGGGTCATCTAACCGATGCGAATAGGTGGAATAGGCGAACCATTCCAAACCGTCAAGACGTGCATGGTCAAACGCTTCACCGTCCATGTCAATCACAAGGGCTTCAACGAACCTGACATTACGGTTACCTCTAGTCGTACCAGCGTCATACTCAACCGGAGACCACAACGCACCCGCAGCCTTGACAGGGTTCTCCTCATGGAACGACAACAGCTCCTTCAGCTGCACCCAAGACGAAGCCAACGGCTTCGGATAAATCGACTTCACATTCTTAAACAGAACTGCCATAACCCCTCCTACCTAGAAGGGTACAGGAAACTCAGCCAAAGTCAAGAATCTTTTAGGGTATTCAAAACCTTCTGAATAGCGTCCAGATATTGCTTGGCGATATTCTCTTTTTCCTTACGAACAGTAGGCCAAAAGAAATACGCCGAACGCCCACGATGGCGCAAGAACTGCTTAGTCCTAGGTCGAGCCTGACCACCAAACTCAGCACCAAAGAACACGTCACCCCTGGTCACCTTCCGCTTGCGCTTGCGGTTCGGGTTGGATGCAGAAACAAAACCAGACTTGTGATCCAACTTGACCGTAGGGATACGGTCACTCCTAGCCCGCATACCCTTCATCACCTCAGTCGCCTGACGAGAACGGGTGACAGTCGCAGCCTCAGCCTTGGCTTTATCCACCAACAACTGTGCAACTACTTGAGCTGATTTACGCATCTCAACATCAAAGCGTTTGTCAGCCTTTGACGCATCACGCAAAAACTCGTAGATACCTTGTATCTGAATTGCGTCATTACCACCAGTAATGGTTGCTTGACCTGCTCTACCGAAAACCGCCATAACAACAGACTACTTGTTTAGATGAATTGCTCTCCAACGCAAATAAGCAAACATCGTGAACAACATTCGAGGGTCTTCTGCCAGCAACACCGATGGTGCAATACCTGTCTCAACAGACAGGTAAGCAATCATCCAATGGGCTGACTGATCTCCAAAGGGACGATCACGGCATCAGCCTGGTTGCCCAACTCCAAAGTCTCAACATCGTTAATCCACGAATCAAAATCCAAACCCGTCTTCTTCTGACGATGCTCAGAATGCCATGCAATAAACGCAAGATCAGTCAAAGTCAGTTCGGCTTCAAACTTCGCAACACTCTTGCTGAACTTTTTTTCAAACGCAATAAAGTCAGGGAATGTAGCCATGATGGTTCGCTCGGACGAATCCAAAGCAGAAGTCACTTGCAACGCTATTTTCATTTTTCCTCCGCAGGGTTAAAGGTTAAAAGTTATGCGCCAGTACCGGTCTTAGTTACAGCACCATCGATTGGGTAGGTGACCGATGCGGTAGCAAGATCGCCAACAGCACCAGCAACAGGAGTCCAAGTCAACGGCAGCACATTGAACGCATACGAAGGGTTGGTGCTTGAAGCAGCACCAGTTCCGTTTGGCTTGACCGTGACAGGAACAGCAGTTCCACCATTCCAAGCGTCGTAGAACAACTTCTCAATCGTTGGGTAATCCTGATGCAACTCAAGTGTGATCGAGTTGTCTTGAAGACCTGCGATACGGGTAACCGCACCAGACGAACCGAAATTAGTTGTAGCAACTTCAGCCTTTGACAGGTTCAGGGTTACTGATGCTACATAACTAGTTATGTCCTGGTTCGCCGTGCCGAAGGTGACCGCTACGTTTGTGAGAACTTGCTTTGCCATATTTGATACTCCTGCCTCACGGCACTCGAAGATTAACTAATAAAACTCTACACGCCAGCAGGACGACGAATCAACAGACTAAGCGTACACCACCACACGGAAGTCAACCATCAGATAGGTCGCATCGTTGCCATCCATCGTGGAGATATTGGAGGCAGACTCAACCAACAGGTTCTGCACCACCCCATCCAAAGTACGGTCAGCTTCCAACGCCGCACGAACCGAAGTCGTACCGTCATAAGACAAAAACCCATCCAACGCTGTCTGAGCGGAACGCTCCGCAGACCTACCCACACAAACCGACACCACAAAAATATGGGTCACCAACCCGCCACGCATCGCCCCGTTGTAGGTGATTGAATCCAACATAGGCCAAGCGAACGGAGCATTGATGTTATCCGGTTGCTGGGCGTAAGCCCTCAAACCCTGAATCGTGGTCAAAGCGTTAGCGATACCAGTCTTGATATCGGTGACAGAGTAACTCACGCAAATATCCGCATACGACGATACGGCTCGACTAGCTGAGCCATATCAGGGTCAAGGAAGCGAGACACACGAATCGCACCCAAGTCACCAAAGCCTGCCACACCGAGCGGAGAGTCGTAGCGTTTGAAGATGCGTGAAGCCTGAATGATCGTTGCCTGCGTTACAGGCTCCGGCACCGAAGGCCAACCAAAGATTGCAGTCACCTGAACCAAAGCCTGCTCACCATAGTTCGCATTCACGGTTGGGAACAGGTAATCGCCAACAGCACGAATCTTGTCGTAACTCCACGTCAATCCGTCAAGGTTTCCGTTCAACGGTTCAAGCTGATAGTCAGATACTTTCCATGTCACATCAAAAGTTCCGTCAGCCTGCGACGATGTTTTGAGTGTCAACGCTGTTCCAGCGATGTCATCAATAGAACAGTAGAACGAATCCTCAGCCTGATAAACCCGTGCCTCCGC